AGGTGGAAATGCTAATGAGTACAGAACGAGAACTTGCTGAACATGGCATTGAAATTAAACACATTCAAACAGATGTGGATACCCTTATGGAAGATATGAACGAGTTAAAGAAAAGGCTTGATGCTATTGAGTCTGCCCTTAACGAAATCAAAGGTGGTTGGAAAGTATTTATATTTATTGCAGGATTAGCTTCAGCAATTGTAAGTTGGGCTGTAAATCATTGGCTTAAGTAGGAGATACTATGAAATCATTTATAGATAAAATATTTAAAAAAAGGAAACCTGATGCTGAACAAATTGAAGAAAATAAAGCAATACTTAGCGAACAAATTGAAACAAGTATTAAAGAACGTATAGATCAAAATAAAATTAATATGGAAGAAGTAGAAAAAGAAACACAAAAAGAACAAGTTGTATATAAAAAACCTGGTCACTACTTTGCAGATTGTAATTGTGCTAAGTGTGTAAGGTGGAGATGGATAAATCAAAATGCCGAGTAAATCTAAAAAGCAACATAATTTAATGGCAGCTGTAGCTAACAACCCAGCCTTCGCTAAGAAAGTTGGTATATCAAAATCAGTAGGAGAAGAGTTTATGAAAGCAGATAAAAGTAAGAAGTTTAAAGAAGGTGGTATGGCGGACACGGCTCAAGACAAGGCTATGATCAAAAAAGCATTTAAGATGCATGATTCACAAGAACATAAAGGTGAGCATACAAATTTAACTAAACTTAAAAAGGGTGGCATGATGAAAAAAATGGCTAAAGGTGGCATGAGTAAGTTTGAGAAATCAGGTAAAGATGTTGAGAAAAAGGGCATGAAAGAAGGCTCAAAAGCTGATATGGCAATTGATAAAAAACAAATGGTGGGCATGAAAAAAGGTGGTATGGCTAAAGGCTGTGGTTATTCTAAAGGCGGTCAACTTGCTAAAGCTAATGGCGTTGCTGTAAAAGGCAAAACAAAAGGTACCATGGTTGCTATGCGTAGCGGTGGCAAAACTAAATCTAAGATGTGCTAAGGAGCTGTCATGGCTAAAAAAACTAAAAAATACGCTGATGGTGGAGAAACAATGAGTGATGTGTTGTCAGGTAATTTCCCCGCGGCTAGACGTTTTAAAGAAGGTTATGAGCAAATGCCTGAAGCATTAAAAGACCCTATGTTAGGACTAAGTGTAGGAAAAGCTGGAAAAGTTTTAAGCGCAGGGGAAAAAGCTGCTATGGAAAAATATGCAGCGCAATCTAATAAAACCCTTCCTAAATATACACAAGCTGAAAAAGATGCATTAGCTCAACAATTAAATGCAAACGTAGCAAAGCTTAATCCTGCTAATGTAACTGCTACTGGATTACCTAGTAGTGTAGGACAAAGATTATCTACTCAAGCAAGACAGCCATTAACAGGTGATATAGGAGGATCAGGCGGATTAAGTGATATTGGTGCTGGACCAGATTATAAAAAGGGCGGTAAAGTTAAAGTTAAAAAAATGGCTTCAGGCGGTAAAGTATCGCAACTAGCTAAAGCTAATGGCATCGCTGTTAGAGGCAAATCAAGAGGAAGGATTGTATAATCATGGCAAAAGAAGATTATTTAGAAGGATATGGTCAAGGACTAGAAACAGGTAAACAAGGTCCTATTCGGGGAGCTATTAATAAAACTTTAGATATGGCTCTTGGTAATCCTCATGAAAGTGCAAAAAGAGGATATGAGCAAGGTTACAATGAAATGAAAGCCACACAAAAAGCAGAAGAAGCGATAAAAAAAGAAGCAAAAGATAAAGCAGAAGAACCAAAAAGAAAAGCATATCAACAAGGAATAATGAGTGGAGCCTTTAAAAAAGGTGGCAAAGTAAAAGCTGCTACGATGACGTTTGAAACTTATACTAAAACTGGAAAAAAAGCAGGATTAAAAACTGTACCAGTTAAAAAAATGGCTTCAGGTGGTAAAGTATCTCAACTAGCTAAAGCTAACGGTATTGCAGTTCGTGGTAAAACTAGAGGAAAGATCTGCTAATGAGACCTTCACGTGGTATGGGCGCTATCATGCCGGATAAAATGCCTAAGGGTAAAAAGAAAGCCCGTAGAGATAGCACAGACTTTACTCAGTATAAAGAAGGCGGATTAGCGAAACAGGCTGCTACAGCTATTGCCATGAAAGAAAAAGGTATTAAGCCTAAAACAATCGCTACAGGCGGCAAAGTAAACGAAGCAGGTAACTACACAAAACCAGGTTTACGTAAAAGAATATTTAACAGTATTAAAGCAGCTGCCGTGCAAGGTACAGGTGCAGGTCAATGGTCAGCACGTAAGGCTCAACTCATGGCTAAACGATATAAAGCTTCAGGCGGTGGATATAAGTGAGTGCATTAGCTAAACCACAACGTTCACTAAAAGCGTGGGGTGAACAGAAGTGGACAACTAAGTCTGGTAAAAAGTCTAGTGAAACAGGTGAAAGATACTTACCTGAGAAAGCTATTAAGTCATTAAGCCCACAAGAATATGCAGCAACAACAAAAGCAAAAAGAGCAGGTAAAGCTAAAGGCAAACAGTTTGTAGCTCAGCCTAAATCTATTAAACAAAAAGTAAAACCTTTTAGAAAAATTGGGTAATGATACTTGTATTAGATGATGTATTAACTACTGAAGAATGTAGTGAATTAATTAATATATATGAAGACAACATAGAATATATAAGATCACACGGGGAACCAAAAATATACCCGTTAGATATATACTCGATACGTAATAACAAAAATATAGTTACTGAAGCATTTAAAAAAGTAAATACAAAGATAAATAAATTTTTAGATTATAATGTAGAACCTATAAATATAGAAATAGTTAAATGGCCAGAAAATAGTTGGCAAGGATATCATAAAGATATTACAAACAATGGAATCGTATACGATTTGTCTAGCGTGACTTATTTAAACGAAAATTTTAGTGGGGGCAGTTTACAGATGATAGATGGCACTAAAATAAAACCTAAAATAGGAAGAACTGTAATATTTGAAGGTTGTAAATATGTACATGGTGTAGAGCCAGTACAATATAATGATAGATATACATTACCTATATGGTATAAGACAGGTGAATAATGGTAGATAGAACTACAGGGACCACGAGTTTTAACTTAGATTTAAATAATCTAGTTGAAGATGCATTTGAACGATGTGGACAAGAGTTGCGTACTGGGTATGATCTACGCACTGCACGTCGTTCACTAAACCTACTTACAATTGAGTGGGCTAACCGCGGTATTAATATGTGGACGATTGAACCTGGTCAAATTAATTTAAACCAAGGTCAGATTATGTATGCCTTGCCTACTGACACGATAGACCTACTTGACATGGTCACTAGAACCGGTACAGGTCAGAACCAACAAGATATTAATATTAACCGTATCAGTGAATCAACCTATATTACAATACCTAACAAGAATGCAACAGGACGTCCTATCCAAGTGTGGATTAATAGACAGAGTGGTCAAGAGAATCCTACTGATTTATATACAGACGGCGCCGTTACTTCTACAGCGACTACGATTAACTTAACTTCTATTGTAGGTTTAGCGCAGTTTGGCTTTATTAGATTAGATAACGAAACCATTCAATATGGTGGACTTACAACGACAACAAGCGGTGCTACCACATACTACCAATTAACGGGATGTATACGTGGTGTTAATAACACAACTGCTGCGACTCATATAACCGCTACTAGAGTATATGTACAGAACTTACCTACAGTAAACGTATGGCCAGCACCAGATCAAAGTAATAACTATCAGTTTGTGTATTATAGATTAAGACGTATTCAAGATGCAGGTAATGGTATCACCGTAGAAGATATTCCGTTTAGATTTATTCCTTGCATGGTTGCAGGGTTAGCGGCGTATTTAGCGATGAAGTTACCTAATGTAGATCCTAATAGAATTGCAATGTTAAGAGCCGACTATGAAGCGGCGTTCCAATTGGCAGCTGATGAAGACAGAGAAAAAGCAAGTATTAGGTTTGTGCCTCGTGAATCGTTTTTTAGAGGCTAAGTAATGCCAACCAAGTACGCTAGTGCCAAGAATTCGATTGCACAATGTGACCGTTGTGGATTTAGATATAAACTAAAAGAACTTAAACGCTTAGTTATTAAGACAAAAAATGTTAATATACTAGTGTGTCATGAATGCTGGGAACCGGATCAACCGCAATTACAACTAGGTATGTACCCAGTTAACGATCCACAAGCAGTGCGTAATCCAAGACCTGATTTAGGTTATTACCAATCGGGTTTAAATGGTTTACAGACAGATGAAACAACAGGTGTATCAACCTCACAAACAGGCGTCCCTTTAATGGGTAGTAGAGTTATACAATGGGGTTATAATCCTGTAGGCGGTGCTAGTTATTTTGATGCGGCACTAACACCAAATGACTTAGTAGGAACAAGTGCACTAGGTGATGTAACAATATCAATATCTTAAGGAGAAGTAAAATGGCATATAAATCAAAAGCAGACGGTATTGCTCAACAAGGTAAAACTAAAGGTCGTAACTTAGGTGACGACGGCGCTACAGTGGCTACACAAAACGGTCCAATTAAACATACTGTTGGTAAATTAAATGCTGACATGAAAAAAATGGGTCGTGGCTTAGCTAAAATTGCAGCACAAAAAAGAGGATAATAATCATGGCAGAATATAAACAACCAATAGATGTACCTAACGCAGACATTTATTTTTCACAAGACCCTAACAAGTTAAAAGCTCAAGAACTTAATAAAGGTACTGCTAGACAACGTGTAAGTGCAGGAGATCCTGGTTCTGATGTAATCAATAGACATGGTGAACTTGAAACTCGCGGTAATGGCGCAGCTACTAAAGGTCGTAAAGCTCGTGGACCTATGGCGTAATAAATGACGTACACTGAACTTGTCGCACAAATACAGGACTACACAGAAAATACGTTTACTACAACGGATATAAACACGTTTATAACTCAAGCAGAACAACGTATTTACAACACAGTCCAATTGCCTGCACTACGTAAAAACGTAACAGGTTCATTAAGTTCGGGTAATAAGTATTTAGCGATGCCTACAGATTGGTTAGCTACATTTAGCTTAGCTGTTATTAACACAGACAACGAATACTTATATCTTCTAAACAAAGACGTAAACTTTATTAGGCAATCATTTCCTGATACTGACTCAGCTTTTTATGGCGAACCACAATACTATGCGGTATTTAATGCTACATCGTTTATTGTAGGTCCTACACCTGATACTAACTACTCAGCAGAACTTCATTACTTTTATTATCCTGAGTCAATTACAACAGCAGGCACTTCATGGGTAGGTACTAATTTTAGTTCTGTCCTTCTTTATGGGTCTTTATTAGAGGCGTATACTTATATGAAGGGTGAAGCAGATGTGATGGCTACTTATAAATCTAGATACGATGAAGCGATGCTATTACTCAAACAGCTTGGTGATGGCAAAGATAGACAGGACTCATACCGATCAGGTCAAGTTAGATACCCTGTACAATAAAGGAAACTAAATTGGCAATCTCACAAACACTAGCAACAAGCTTCAAAGTTGAAATCTTAGATGGTATACATAACTTTGGTGTAGGCGTTATTCGTGCGTCTACTGCAGCTGATACTTTTAAAATAGCCCTATATTCAACTCTAGCTACACTTGACGCTGCAACAACAGTATATACAACACTGAATGAAGTTACAGGTACAGGCTATACAGCAGGTGGTAATACATTAGTTATATCTCAAGTTCCAACATCAACAAGTACTGAAACAACAGCATGGTTAAACTTCGCTAATTCAAGTTGGGCTAGTGCAAGCTTTTCAGCAGATGGTGCTTTGATATAT